AAAATTAACTGTATAAATGCCAGTGCCGTTATCAGTAACACTAGTTACATTCCCAGATTCTCTAATAGTACAACTACCTCCTGTATTTGTAGTACCATCAAAGTTAACCCACGCCTTAGCTGTATAGACTTCTACGTTGCTGGTGTTCTTGATTGTGTCTACCTTAATTGTACTCATGGCTTAGGATTCTCCGTCTTAACAGCAGCAATAGCATCCTTCCAAGTAGTTGTACCATTTACACTATCCCAGTACTGCATATCGAGTTGATCTTGTATTGATGGATAAGCTGCTGCTCGTAACTCTTGATATGCTTTAGAATCCATTAACGCTTGTGCAGCATCCATGTCATATTCAACAACGTTATCATTTGCGTCATAACCTACTCTGTCAATGAGTTTAACAATAGAAGGATTTAATTGAAGAATAGCCTCTTGAATAATCATTGTGCTATCTCCATTAAAGTTATCATTGATGGCGCATTGTTTACTTGAAGAATATAATATGCAGAGTTTTCTGCATTCTTACACGTTGTTTTATAAGTAACAGCAGAAGTAGTTGAAGGAGAATCGTACCATTGAAAAGATGTACTATGCCTTAAATAAGAAGCTGTTGCTGTATAACCACCGCCATCCATAATAATATCTATTTCTGTGGAATCTCGATACAATCTAAATTGTCCTCTATTACCACTATTTGCATTACCTTTTTGATTAGTTGGATGATTCACTAAAATCAAAATTTTACTAGAAGTGCTAGAAGGAGTAATCGTTGCAGTTAACGTAGTATCTGTTTCTGTATTATTGTTTAACGTAACTTCTGTTGTTGTCGTAGCATGAACAACTTGCAACACTCTGTTGTTAGTAGTGCCAGCAGTGTTAGCAATCGTGTCTACTCTTAACGTACTCATAAGATCACCCAGTTCCCACCGCTTGTCACAGTTACTGTAACGCCAGTGCTAATCTCTATGTCACCTATGCTTGCAGCATTCTTAGTGGCAGCAATAGTGTAGTCTGCATCTATGCTTTGATCGTTCTCTATAAAGTTAGGAAACTGTATTCCTGTAGTTCCATTAATTACAACTGCCATATATTCACCTATGCGGCTAATTTAGTCCAAGTCTCGGAGTTTGTAGATTGCTTTGACCATGTCTCTGTATTTGCAGTTTGCTTAGTCCAAGACTCTACGTTGATTACTGAATCTTCCCATTTCTTTCTTGCCGATGCGGTAAATCCTGCAACAGCGCTAACCGCTGCCGCCCCTGATTTAATTGCATTTCCATTTGCGCTAACAGTAGATACGGCGTTTATTGTTGCTGATCCGACCAATAACGTAACCGCATTTGCGGCAACGCTTGACGAGGCGGATATTGTAGCCCCAGACGATTGCACTCTATTAGCCGTAGCAGCAACAGTAGACGTTGCCGTTATTGTTGCCGTGTTATCGCGATCTCTTATGTAAACAATCGACGTAACCGATGCGCCAGCAGATAACGAGTCAGACTCGCGAACTCTTGTGCCGCTCGATGTTACTGTCGCAGCACTTGCAATCGCAGACGCGGCGTCAACGACCGTTACAGCGTTTGCAGTGACGCTCGAGGCAGCAGTTACCGTTGCTGCGGCGTCAACAAAGTTAATTGCGCCTTCAGCGGAAAACGGTTGTTCACTAAATGCGTTTATGCCAAACAATTAAACAACTTTCCAGCTAGATCCTGACGGCACAGTGACGCTAACGCCAGAATTTACAGTTAATGGGCCAGCAGATATTGCGTTGTTTCCACTGGTAATCGTGTAATTTGATGCAATCGTATGCGTATGCTCAAATATGGCGCCAGAGATAATGCCGCCAACAGACGTTAAGTCTGCCGGAACGTTTACATCATCATTTGAATCGGCGTATATCGACTTTTCTGCAGGATAAGTAACAAATACATCCTTAGCCCCAGATCCAAGATTTAACGCACTGCCAGAGTTTGACGACTCTAATATCGTTGTGCGACTTAAAGTCGTGCCAGAGGCCGTGTAAGTACCTAGCCCAACCTCGTAGTCGTTGCCTGACACAATTGCATAGTATGTCGTGTTGCCATCGCCAACGGCGGCAAAAGACTGAAAGCCGTCTGCAGCGCCGTCAAGCGTTAACGTGCCAGTCCCAGTCGTTGTACTTGTTTCCTTGACTCGATCTTTTACAACTAGAGCCATATCAGTCCTTAATCAAGCGTTATGTCTAAATCCCCGGCTGGCACTCGAAAAACATCACCAGACTCAATTGCTTTTGATGTAGAAAGTGCCGCATAACAAAGCAAATTGCCAGAAGTTGATGCATCAAACACGCCAACGTGAGTAATTGTGCCATAGCTACCAGTAGCAGTTGGAAATTCAATTGATGCAGAGTTTGTTGCCTCGTTGCCAGATACCGTAAATGCGGCAGTTTGTCTAAGATATCCTGATCCAGACACCTCTGTTCCGCCGCCAGCCTCGCCGGGCGCACTAGTAAACAACGCCAAATATAATGTTGACGGCGCAGTGTACGCGCTGTTTGTAAAGACATGATCTAACAGCTCAGTCTCTAAATAATTTGAAAAGCTCATCCTAATCCTCTCACTTTAAGTTTTAATCCAGATCCAGAATGTCTAGATCGGTCTGATGATTCGTTTAATCTTGCAACTGCTGCCGCATATAACTGCGCCCAAACTGTGATCCGTGCATCTTCCTGCAAGTATGGCGCAGAATGCATCAACGATCCATATAAATATACATCTGGTGCTTCGTCTAGCAGCCAGTTGTCACTGTTTGACGCCAAATCAGGTACTTTAGCAAAATACAACAGCTCCAACGTGTAGTCCGCATCTGGCGTCGGATAGAAGTTAAACTGCCCATCTGCATGAGTGTAATACTCAGGCCGACCAGCCATATCCTCAGCGCCAGCACGTTTATCCGCCATAGCGTCTCGAGATATCAAATTAACAACGGTTGTGCCAGTGCCTTGTATGCTCATACGGATCGTCTCCATCCAATCGGCTGGCACTTGCGAGTATTGATCACCGGCATCTATCGTTGCAGTTGATCGAGTCTCCATCTTGTAGTGCCGAATATCGCGATTGATCTGCGACTCTGCCAGCTGAATGAACGTCGGTATAACTGCCGTTAGATCGCTGCGATTAAGGTAATCGGCGACTGTCGATTGCAGTGTGCTGTAGTTTGTTATTGTCATGGCGTCATCCCTAGTAATCCTTTATCTTTGATTGCGTACTCAAACGGTATGCCAGCATCAAAAAGTATTTGTTGATAGTAATTGCTTGTCTCGTACGGCGCATTCTCTATGCCTTTTTTTGTTAGATTGCCTTGGCCCCAATTGTATGCGGCGAGCGTATCTCTCCAGTCTGGAAACTTATCATTTAAGTTTCTCAAGTAATGTGCCGCACCAAATATCGATGACGTTGGATCCATTGGGTCAACGCCACCAGTCTCACTTACTGACGCCGCAGTCCTTGGCATAAACTGTGCGATGCCTTGCGCTCCAGCCCTTGACGATCTTTTGCCAGATACAATCTCGGGATCAAATTTGCTTTCCTGATACAGCAATCTAGTCAACAAAGCCTCGGGAATGTTGTACTGCTGCGCAGCCTGCTGAATCGTTGGCTTGTACTTTTCGTACTCATCCTGATTAAATGGCGGCGACCAATCGGTAGCGCCTGCGGCAGTGCCTAGTACGCTAGTCAATAGACCGGCAACATCGCCTTTAAAATCTCTGGCAACATCTTTAGCGCCTTCTTTAAATTTATCGAGTAAGCCAGCCATAGTTAATATTGATTTAATAATCCTAATCTCTCAAGCTGTCGTAAAGTATCCTCAGTAAATCGGCCTCCGACCATGTTTAAGTTTAAAGCCCTTTGATCTGTCGGCAATAGATTGTTTGGATCTACTATTGATCCATCTTTTCTACCAATAGCCTGTCGCACCCAATCTAAGCCCATACCTGATTGTTTAGATCCAGCTGTTATAAGACCCGGTATATCATATGGAGTAATATTGCTTTCAAGCAATCTTGCTCGCATCTCGCCGGGCAAATTTGTTGGATAACTATAATGATCAGATGGAGTAATTTTTCCAGTCAGATCCATAATTCCTATATTCCTAAACGCGCCGTCTATAGCGTTGAGCTGATCCATATCTGATACACCAGCTCTAATTTCTGAAGCGCTCAAAAGACCTTCTTGACCAAACGCTGTATCCGCATTTACTTTTGTTCTATTTGCTCCCAACTTAGTTACTATGGCTTTTCTTAACTCTGCTGGAGCATTTCTCATTTGTTCAATGGATTTTGGATCATTAATCCCAGCCCAATCAGGTATCCTAAAATTCTTTGTTACAGTTCGTTTTTTAGGATCTCCGTTAGCTGTAAACTGACCCGGTATATCTTCACTTATCTTGACGTTAAAACCTTTATTTTTAATTAAATCATCTAGCCTTTTTTTATCTGCCGATCCAAGCGTTTCATATGCATAACTCATTTGCAGCTCAGGGCTAAACGTTGCAAAATCAGATCCTGATGGCGTCATAGTATGCGGCATTAATACTGGATCAACACCGTATCTGCTTTTTAAATATTGCCCGTACTCCATAAGTTTTTTTGAAACCTCTGGAGCATTTGCGTAAACGTTTCCTTCCATTTGGAATCCGTAATCCTGACCGCCTTGCAAATGCACTGGTCTTGATAGTTTTACGCCTTTAAATTCAGTAATTAATTGAGCTGTATCACTCCTGTCAGCCATAGGCGTAATGAATGGAGTTCCAGCATTTGCTAGATCGATAATACTTATCTTGTCATCTATGTTTTCGGATAAATCTCCAATCCGCTCAGTTTTATACCGTAAATTTTTTACCTGTTCAGTGCCAGTTTTAGTGGCGCCATATCTATCATCAAAACCATAATCAGAAACCGATCTAGGGCCGCTTGGGGCCATCTCTCGCAATAAACCTGTTTTGCGCATAGTATCTTCAAGCATTTCTTGCGCCTTTGGCGTCGCTCCCTTTATCGCCGACTTTGCTCCAGCTTTAGCAGCTGCACCAACAGGAAATAAACTCTCTCCAAGAAATACTGTATCAGCCAAACTGGTTTGTCTGTTTGGCTTAACTCTAGGCAAATATCCACCAGTTCCTTGATACGGCATATCAAACGGCATATTGCCATATGATAAATTTTCAAACTCTTCAGGCGCTTGACCAATCATAAGATCGCCAACTCCCTGACCGCCAATCAGTGGTATTGGATTTGGAACTGTTGCCTTATTACCAAAACCTCTGGCAGATTCAAGTCCTTGTCCCACCATAGCTAATAATGAGTTTTGTGGAATTGGCGTTAATTCTGCTTGACGATTAAGTCTTGCTATCGCTCTACGCCTTGCCTCTTCTTTGTAATCGACTGCCACTACGCTATCCCTCGCAAGTTACGCCTGATTGGATCGCCCCAGCTCGATGCCTGATTCTGGTATCCAACTGCCAAGTAGCGCATTGCATCTGCGCCATGTGATGTCCAGTCATGCCGAGGCCTGCCTCGCCACGTTCTGCCCTTCTCATCAAAGTCTCGTTGGTATTGCCGCAATGCCTCAATGCCTCGATTGCACTTAGTCTCATCGAACCAGCATCGTCCGAGCATGGATCGCACTGCCTGTATTCCATCATCGACCATTAGCTTTGGTGCTATTGTCACGGGCCTTATCCCTAGCGAATCCAACGTTTCGAGCCGAGACTTGCCAGTTCCCAGCTCCTTGACCTGCACGTCATGCGGTAGGACGTGCGACTCATAAACATAATCCTTTTCCTGCAACACTTTGGCGTAATGATCAAGTCCAACGCCAGAGCTTTCGTAGTAGTCGATCAGCCTAACCTCAGCTCCAACGTGTTGTGCGAACCAGATCGAGGTCGAATCCCCGATACCTAAGTCCCACGCTGTAACGACTCCAACGGCTCTATCATATGGAACTGCGGCAATCCGTCCAGTATTTGTTACTTCCTTCATCTCGGTGCCATAATAAGCGCCAGCGATTGCGGCCTCAAAGCTACACTCAAACTCTTGCTCGTATCGATCCTCGCCCATTGTCTTGAGCGCGGCGTCCAGCTCATCGCCCGGCAATATGCCAGTATCGCTGGCCTTATGCACCGCCGAGTACCACGTCGGATCATTGCGCGATGCGTCAAATATCTCCCAGAATTCGTTCTTGCCTTTCGGCGTTCCGATAAACGTTGCGCGGCCCTGACGATCTGCGATCGCTGGT